AAGGCGGTGATAAGGTCTATTCGTAATTTACTTTCAACCAAAAGATATGAAAGATTATTTGATCCATTATTAGGATCAAATATAGATTCACTGTTGTTTGAAAACTTTTCTTCTATGACTGCTGCAACATTAGAACAAGAAATTTTAAACACAATAAAGAACTATGAACCCAGAGCTAATGTTACTGATGTTACGGTTAATTCTATGCCAGATGAAAATAAATATCAGGTAACTATCACGTTCTATATAGAAAATGCAACGTTACCGACAACAGTAACACTTCTTTTAGAGAGAAATAGATAAAAATGGCTGCTAATACTGGCATTAATGTAACAAACTTAGATTTTAACCAGATTAAAACCAGTTTGAAAAGTTTTCTGCAATCGCAGGATATATTAAAAGATTACAATTACGATGGTTCTGCCTTGTCAGTTCTATTGGACACTTTGGCATATAATACACAATATAATGCCTATTATTTAAATCAAGTGGCAAATGAATTGTTCTTGGACACTGCCATCCAAAGAGCATCTGTCGTTTCTCATGCAAAGGAATTAGGATATATTCCTGCTTCTTCAAGAGCACCAAGTGCAACGATTAATCTAAGAGTGAATCAAGTTACAGATACTTCTCTGACACTACCTAAATTTACAAACTTTTTATCAGAATCAATTGATGGCGTCAACTATAATTTTGTTACAACAGATTCAACAACAGTAAACGTTTCAAATAATACAGCCAATTTTAATAACATAACTATCAGCCAAGGTCTACCAGTTACATATAATTATACAGTAGATTCTATACAAAATCCAAAATATACATTCGTAATACCAGATACAAACGTAGATACAAGCACACTACAGGTAAGTGTTAGAGAATCTTCTTCAAACAATCAATATCAAATCTATAATCTTTCTTCAAATTACTTAACATTAACTGGTAGTTCAATAGTATATTTCTTACAAGAAAACGTCAATGGTTATTTTGAAGTTTACTTTGGTAACGATGTACTTGGTAAAAAATTAAGTGATGGTAATATTGTTACACTTTCTTATATAACAACTAATGGTTCATCTGCGGCTGGTGCAAACAGTTTTGTGTTGATGGATCCAGTTTCTGGTTATTCAAATACAACAGTGTACCCAATCACATCAGCAAGCCAAGGTGGTAATAAAGAATCAATAGAGTCTGTTAGATTCCAGGCACCAAAAAACTATGCAGCACAAGGTCGTTCTGTAACAAAAGAAGATTACATTACTGCCATTCAACAAAATGATTTAGGTTATTCTTTTGATGCTGTTAATGTTTGGGGTGGACAAGAAAATGATCCACCAGTTTACGGACAAGTTTTTGTTTGTTTAAAACCAGCAGGCACATATAGTTTAACAACAACACAAAAAACAAGACTGATTGAAAATGTTATCAAACCAATATCGGTTATGACAGTGGTGCCAACAATCGTTGATCCAGATTATACTTACATTAAATTGGATATAAATGTATATTATGATCCAAAGAAAACAACACAAACATCGGCACAGTTACAAGAAAATATTAAGACAGCTGTTCGTAATTTTGCCACAAATTCTTTGAATACTTTTAATTCCACATTCCTGTCTTATAATTTCAATTCAGTAGTTAACAATGTTGATAACTCAATCATTACAAATGAAATTAACATAAAACTACAGAAGAAATTCTATCCATCTCTAAGTACTCCATCAACATATAATTTTTATTTTGGTGCACCATTAGCGAAAGGTATGTTTCAAAGTGGTGTTAACAGTTCACCGTCTGTGCAGTTTAGAAACACAGAAAATTTATCACAAATTATTAATGGCGTTTATGTAGAAGAAGTTCCAACATCAACTGGTGGTGTAGAATCTATCACAATTATTAACAAAGGTTATGGTTATCAATATCAACCAACTGTTACTATACAAGGCGATGGTTCTGGTGCCACTGCTATTGCAACAATTAATTCTGATGGTACATTAAAATATATTACAGTTACGAATACTGGCAATAACTACACAAGTGCTACAGCGACTATCACACCAGCATCAGGTGATACAACAGGACAATTAGCAGCTGCTGTTGTTACATTAGAAGGACAATACGGTACACTGAGAACGTATTATAACAATACATCATACGTAAAGACTGTATTGAATAGTAATATTGGCACTATTGATTATCCAAATGGTATTGTAACACTGAATTCTTTTGGTCCAATACAAGTAGACAATGAGTTAGGTCAATTAACAATCACAGCAAAACCAACAACATCAATCATATCATCCACGTATAATAGAATTATTACTGTTGATCCATATGATCCAGAAGCTATAACAGTTAACATTGTAGCTAAGACAACATGAGTTTCAGTAATAATAAAACTTCAGTTCTAGTTGAATCGCAACTTCCTGAATTTATTCGGGATAATCCTGAGTATGCGAACTTTACTTTGTTCATGCAGGCTTATTATGAATGGATGGAACAAACCAATCAGGTAACTAATAGGACTAAGAATCTATTATCATATAGAGATGTTGATTCAACAACAAGTGAATTTATAGATTATTTTATCAATGATTTTTTGCCATATTTTCCAGCAGAGACTCTTATAGACAAAAGAGAAGCCATTAAGGTAGCAAGACAACTATATCAATCTAAAGGCACACCTGCTTCTTATCAATTTCTATTCAGAATATTATTCAACTCAGACTTTGATGTATTCTATACAAGAGATGCTGTACTTAGAGCATCATCTGGATTGTGGTATGTTGCAAAGAGTTTAAGATTATCAACATCAAATACTAACTTTTTAAATATTGAAAACCTAAGATTGTTTGGTGAAACAACAAAGTCTATTGCTACAGTAGAGAATTCGGTTGTTTCTGGTACAAAAATAGAAGTTTTCATATCAAATATTGAACGTCTGTTTCAGTCTGGTGAATTTGTCCGAGTTGTGGACAGTAATAATCAAACAGTTCTATTTGATGGACTACCACTCAGAGCAAAAATTGTTGGTCAGATTAGTCAATTAAAAATAAATCCAAATTACAGAGGTTTATTATATCAACCAGGTGACCCTGTTATTGTATATGGTGGATTGAATTCAAATACAGGTATTGGTGCCTCTGGCCAAATTATATCAACTACATCTGGTTCTATTCAAAGTATCAGTGTTGTTACTGGTGGATATGGATATAGATATTCTCCAAACAGTTATATAACTATAACAAATGCTCCAGGTGCTTCAGCAGAAGTTGCAACGTTAAATCCTGCTAATCAAATGGACGTTACAATACCTAATGATTCCATTTCACTTAAAAGGTTCATTACAATTGGTAACAGTAACTATAATTTTGCTAATGTTGCTATTGCAAATGCGAACACTTCATTGGCCAATGCATTTACATTTGTTTCATTTACAACTTATCCTATATCTACTGTCACAGTATTAAACGGCGGCGGTGGTATTACTCAGATACCAACTGTTAGTGCTACATCTTTATATGCCGATGATGTTGGTAATTTAAATGACTTAGCTAAACTTGGTATATTAGGACCTATACAAATTGTTAATGGTGGTGCAGGCTATCAAGCAAATGATAGAATTGTTTTCTCTGGTGGTTCTGGTACAGGTGCTCGTGCCAATGTAACAAATGTTTCTGCTACTGGTGCAATCACAGAAATTAAATATGTTTCTGGCCCAAGACTTTTATATCCACTTGGCGGTGCAGGTTATAAAACAACAGCATTACCAACATTAACAGTAAATTCTGCAAATGGTGCCGCAAGTAACGCCAGTTTGTATATTCCTGGTATATTAGGTGAAGGTGCCACATTCTCTGTTATTGCTGACCGTGCTGGTTCTATTACAACAATTAAACTTACGGAACCTGGTGAAGATTATATTTCAACACCAAATGTATCATTTAAGATACAAGATATTTTGGTATCAAATGTTGCAATTTCAATGTTACCACAAAAGAATGATTTTGTTTATCAAGGAACAAGTAGTAACAATACCACATACGCAGCATATGTAGATTCAATCACACAATTGACTACTGATACTAATCCTTATTTAAGTAATTACAATCTAAGAGTATATAATTACAATACTTTACCAAATACGGCATTGAAATTAACTATTTCTGGTAAAAATATTAATATGATTCCGGCTGGTTCAGCCACTCCATATCCAGGTGTGGTATCAAGTTACACTACTGGTGGTACAACATATACAAGGTCTTATAATAGTTCCGGTTTGATTATCTATGGCGATGGCAATGCAAGAGGTACTGCCACATTCTTAAATGGTTTGGCAATCAGTGAAGGTGTATACCTGAATACAACTGGTCAACCAAGTTCATTCGATGTATTGCAGAGTCAAAACTATAACAATTTCACATATGAAATAACAGTAGAAAAAGAAATTGCCAAGTACAGAGATGTATTATTGAATCTGTTACATCCAACTGGAACAAAATTGATTGGCAGATTTGCCATGAAGTCAAACAATGCAGTGAACCTTCATGGTTCAGAAGCGGTTTATCAAGGCAAAACATTACGAAATTATACTGGTTATCCAGCATCTGATGTTTCAATGGTTGCGGATTTCAATAACAGAAGCAACAATATAATTACATTTAGTAATTTGGTTGGTGCCAATATAGCAAACTTTATATTTTCTAATAGTACTATTCAAATTATTCCTGTGAATGGTCCTGCCATAAGTTCTCAAGTACAATCAATTAACAGTGCAGCCAATACAGTCACATTGACCAGCAATACTTGGTTGACCTTTGGAAATGTTGCATATGTTTCGGCAAACACCACATCTAACGTCATAAATATACTATCGGTAACTAACAATTACGACATAATTAATAGTGGACAATATAGCAATACATCATATCCAATTAAAGACATTGTATACGTTGGCGATAGAATTCTAATTGAAAGTAATACAAGCAATACAAGAACAGTTACGGCAGTTGATTGGGTTGGCGGTAAGATTTATTTGAGTTCTAATGCAAATATAACTACAAGTAATACATTAATGGCAGTTAACAGAACACTTTCTGCACAGACAAATGTAACAATTTATGGACCTATTGGAATAACATATGTTCCACAATTGACCACAGAAGATGGAAGAATATTAACAACAGAAGATGGTAACATCATCCTATTGGGGTAAAAAATGAGTACGGTAAAAATATCAGAATTAGCTTTAATTAACCAACTAAATGCAAACACACAGAATACGTTGTTTGTTGCTGTTGATGTTCCCACTGGTGTAACTGGTAAATTTACTGGCCACACACTGGCACAAGGGTTATATTCAAATGAGATACTGAACGTTGGTACAAATCCAGTTGCTTATCCTGGTGTTGTAGCACAATTTTCTGGAAATTCAACTTCTGTGGCCACATATCTACAAGTTAACTTCCAAAACTTTACATCAAATGGTTCTACAGATTATGTAGCATCTACCAGCGATTCAACAAATGCCAATAGTTTTATTGACATGGGTATTAGTGGTAAAGATTATAGTGACCCCGTTTATTACTCTGCATTTAAACCTTATGATGGTTATGTGTATGTTGGTGGACCAACCACAACAAGTTATTCTGGTAATCTAATTCTTGGTACATCATCAACCCGAGCAAACATTGTATTCATGGTTGGTGGTACTATGTCAGAGAATGTGGTTGGTTATATCACTAATAATGGTTACAACTTATTATCTAATGTTAGTGTTAGAGGTGCATTGAGTACTACCACAGGACTTAAATTTGCTGATGGTTCTACACAAAATACAGCAGCAAACCCCATAGGGTTCTCGCAAGCATCTTTTGATAAAGCTAACAATGCTCTTGCAAATACAACAGGTACATTTGCAGGATCTTTAACAATTACTAATTCAATTAATGCCAATACGGCCAACATTGGTAATTTATCAATAAGTAATAATGCAATATATTCATCACTGACTAGTACTGATATGATAATTGGCCAATCAATTGCAACGGCTAATTTGGTTATTAATCGTACAACAAATATGACTAAAGACCTTCTTGTAACAGGAAATATAACTGTACAAGGAACATATGTTGACTTTAACAATTCAACTTTTAATCCTAATACAGCATTCATTCAAATAACTGGAAGTGATAACAACGCATTTGTTGCTCCATCAAATTCAAGTTATATGTTACATATAACTGGCAAGGCTAATACTCCAACCAGAATTGCTGTTGATAGTTTTGGTACAGGTACATATCCAGTTGTTTTCGGTCGTATGGGTCGTGGTTCAGCTGCAACACCTTTAGCATCTGCAAATAATGATATTCTATTACGTATTGCTGGTAACGGTTATACAGGAACACAATTTACTGGTACAGGGCCATCCAGAATTGATTTTGTAGCAACAGAAAATTTCTCCGATGCAACCAAAGGAACACGTGTTGAATTTTGGAATACACCAACAGGATCAAATACTATACAAAGAATTGCATCATTTAATGCAGAATCAGCATCATTTACAGGCGTAGTTAATCCACAAAAAGGTTTCATATATACACCAACTCAGTATCCAGGTGCTCAGACAGCAATCACTATTGACTTTGCAAATAATTCGGTCATTCGTGCTAATACATCCACTGGTTGTACTGTATCGTTTACAAACTATACTTCAGGTAAAGAAGTTGTGTTGTGGTTGACAAACACAGCAGGTACAAATCAGACATTTACACACGGATGTTCTGCACTCAACTCAACAGTAAATGCAACAACATATACTATTCCTGGTACATCAACGATTATGGCAAGATACTTCTCTTTTGATGGTGACCTTGCAAACACTTTCGTATCCGTTGTTCACGCTTAATAAATAGACCATGGCAAATAAAAATATTCTCACATACGGAGCAAAAGTCTCTCAAATTAAACAGGATTACTATTCTCCTGCTGCAGTTGTTCTTCCAAGTACAATTCCTTTGGCAACAACATATTGTTTTCTAGCCAAAGTTGATCCATGGGCTGATGAAAATAATCCTCCTTTGCCAGCACAAGACCAATTAAGTCTGAAACGTACATTTAAAAACATATTTG